GGACACGCTGAGAGGAGACTGGGCTGACTTGCTTATCTTGGATGAGTATAGCATTATGAGCCCGAGCACGTGGGATGAGGTAGGAGCGCCCATGCTGGCCGACAACGGCGGCGAGGCTGTTTTTATATTCACTCCCAAGCGCAAGAATCACGCTTACATATTATATAAACGGGCCGAGGTGAACGAGAGCGGCAACTGGGCGGCTTTTCACTTTACGAGTCATGCTAATCCTCATCTGAATCATGAGGCTCTCAGGGAGCTGGCCGAGGACATGACAGAGGCGGCATACAGACAGGAGATATTGGCTGAGTTCTTGGACTCAGAGGGGCTCGTGTTCCGCAACATAAAAGCCAATTTGGTTAGCTCAAGAGATGACCCGGCCAAGCACGCTGGCCATAGGCTCGTGGCTGGGGTGGACTGGGGCAAAATGAATGACTACACGGTTATTAGTGTGGGTTGCGCCGATTGTAAGCGAGAGGTTGACACAGACCGATTTAACAAGATTGAATGGGGGTTTCAGTTGGCCAGATTACAGGCCATGCTCTCAAAATGGGGCGGGCTCGAGGCCGTCAAGGTCTTACCCGAGCGCAACAGTATTGGCGGCCCGCTGATTGATGCGCTGGTAGGCAGTGGCGTACTTGTGTTACAGGGGCCAGATGGATTGCTCGGGTTTAATACCACGGCTCAGACCAAGGGCCCGCTCATTGAGTCACTGTCACTGTCCTTGGAGAGAGAGGAGTTTAAGCTGATTAACGACACTGTTTTTACTACTGAATTAGAGATGTATGAGGGGGAACTGAGCCGGGCCACGGGCCGGATGAAATACTCAGCTCCCGAGGGGTTCCATGATGATACCGTCATTGCCAGAGCGTTAATGCTCTGGGCGGCCAATATGTCAGGAGTGAGCGTATTATGGTAAATTATAACGGTTTGGCTCCGGGGCTCTATGTCCAGAGAGGAGATAGTATTAAAAATTTAGACGTGCTCAATGCCATTATGGGACACGATAAAAACGTACCACATACGGCCGAGCAATTGGCGGCGGGTGTGGGCTGGGTTTTCACGGCTCTCGAGGTGCGGCGGGAGTATATCACTCAGGTACCCTACACTTGGCGCTTGAATGATGACGACTCGGACGCGATGCCATTTGATATGCGTTTTCGGCGGCTCACCAAGCAAATTGACGAGAGTTTACAACTATTCTCTCGGGCCTACTTACTCAAGGCCAGAGGCGCGGGTGGTAAGATTGAGTATATCAGGTGGCTTGACCCATTGAGCATTGAGCCGGATTTTACAACTATCAAAGCGCCAGACGGCCCCCAGCTCTATTGGAAGACTCTAGACACGGGCGAGCGCGTGCCCATCAAGGCCAGCGACTTGCTTGTGTTTGGCGAGTACGGCATTTATGAGGTGAGGACGCGAGTCAGCCCAACAGACGCAACGACTCTGGCCGCCCAGATTCTACACGGGCTGGGCCAGACGGCCGATACATTTTTCGACAACAACGGGCTCCCGGTTATGCTGGTGAAAGTTGGGCCGGGCACGGGAGAGAACGAGGTTATCCGGCTCCGGGACAGATTCGCGGCCATATTTAACGGCGGGCGAGGTACAAAAGAGTTTCGTACGATCGGCGTTCAAAGCTCGGTTGAGGTACAACAGCTCAGCTTAGCGCCTCGAGACTTGGTAATGAGCGAGCTCATGGCTGATAAGGTGCGGGAGATTATGGCGGCCCACCGGGTGCCCGAGTCTCTGGTGATGGGCCAAGAAGTTAACCGGGCCGTTAGCGAGGAGAGCACGCGGCGTATTATTACCACGCTTGGCCAGCGTATGCAGGACATCGCAGAGGTGTTCAACACTGACAGGGATTTTATGTTGGCCGGGTGGTCTCTCGAGGTGAACGAATCAGACCATTGGAGCCTCAAAGGTGATGAGCGAGACGCGGCCCAAGCTTTTCAGTCTTACGTATCCGGCGGCATGACCCCCCCAGCGGCGGCATACTTGCTGGGCATTAAGGCTGAGGACTTTCCAAGCGACTTGGGCCCGATATTCAAAGAGGAGCGCACTCCCGAGGAGCTGGGCGGCCCGGTTGACGACGAGCCGAGCCAACAGGACGGCTCAGGAGAGCCGCCACAACAAAACATGGGCCAAGATATGGATAATCAAGCAAAATCGCTTAGAATGGCTCCAGAGGCCGTACAGGGCGATATGGCCGCTGATGACTTGGCAAAGTGGCGCAAGAAGTCTATCAAGGCGCTCAAGCGCGGCGACTCGCCCGCTCAGGGTTTTGAGAGTGAACATATAGACTTGCTGACTCACGCGGCCATATCCGGGGCGCTCGAGGCGGCAAAGACAGAGGATGATATCCGGGCGGCATTTACGTTTGGGAGCGAGTCACGTTATGGATGACAGAGAGAGAGAACGTTATGAGCTCGAGCTGGCCAAGGTGCTTGGGCGAGAGCTAGCGGCCCAGAGGGCCAGATTTGAAGCAGAGATGCTGGCCACGGATGACCCAGTGGCTCCGGGCGAGAGCTCCGGGCTCTGGAGTCTTTTCAGTGATGCGCTCGAGGCCATTATGAGGCCAGCGCTAAGCTTAGTTGCGGCCCGAGCTGGGGATAATTTAGCTAGCACATATATTGGCATAGACTGGAATTTAGGAAACCAGACGGTGGCGAGTTGGGCCAGTGAGTACACGTTTGAGCGAGTTGCTGGTATCACGGCCACGACTAGGAGCGGACTACAAAAAGCCGTTGCGGATTATTATGCTTATCGTATGACTCGGGGCGAGCTAGTGAGCAATATCGCCCGGCTCTTTGGGCCCGGCCGTGCGTCTACAATCGCAGTGACAGAGGTCACGCGGGCGGCGTTCATGGGCAATAAGCTGTATGTAAATCAGCTCGAATGGGAGAGCGGCGTTCAAATGGTGGGCACTTGGCGCACTAATGTAGACGACTTGGTGTGCCCGATATGCGGCCCGCTCAATGGTGCCAAGCAAGATGGGAGCGGCATTTTTAGAGCTGACTCGGGTATCTTTGATGGGCCCCCAGCTCACGTTAATTGTCGGTGCTGGGTGGGTTACACTTATCCCGAGGACTAGCAATGAAGTATAGAATCGATATCGAGGGGCGAGAGGAGATAGAGCGCAAGCTGGGTAAGCTGTTGGCTTGGAACCTTTTTCGAGAGGCGGCGGTGTTGTCGGCCAAGCACATTGAGGGCAAGGTGCGCGTATATCCTCAGGCCGGGCCGGGCAATAAGCCTCGCAAGTATTCTCCCGGCGCTGGCTGGGGCAACTTTTGGTATGAGAGAGGTTTTGGCTCTAGGTGGGCGCGGGCCGATGGCTCGGTGGGCTCTCGGGCAACGTCTGAGACGCTGGGCAAGAGCTGGACAGTTCAGCCCGGCCGGGTAAGCGCGACTCTCGGGACTAATGTCAGTTATGCCCGCTTTGTGCAAGGGCCATGGCAGACCGTATACCACGCGCGGCGGGGATGGGGCCGGGTGGATAAGGTCATTGAGCAAGAGAGCATAACCATTGTCAAGATTTACACGCGGCAAATTGATAGAGCATTGCGAGGGTAATTTTTTGACAGACTCCAGTGTGCTATAATAAATCTTAGAGACGGGTATCACGAGCACGGGCCGACTAAACAAATATAATTGCGGCGTTGACTCGGCCCGTCTCTTTTTTTCAACTATTCCTGAGGTGTATTATGGCTATGAATTTTGGTGATGACGGGCAACTGGTAGGACGATTCGGGAATACCCCGCTTAAGCTTGGGCGTGTTCCATACGATTCAGTTGAATCGGCTACAATGGTGGCAAAAGAGTCAATTGTTTACTCTCATATCTACTTGAGGATGGCCGAGTCTCTGGTGCCAATAGACCAGAGGCACTATGCGGTTATATCGGTGCTATCGCAAATGGCCAAGAGCGAGCGAGAAGATATCGTAGACTCATATGGTGGTTATAGGGGCTCTCAGCTCGTGGCTCGTGTCACGGCCATTATAGAGGGCGGCGAGTTATGAGGGTTGCGATATGTGGGGCTCACAAAAACACGCTGAAAGATGCTGAGCATAGCCGGGCTGACGAGCTTTGGGTGCTGGGTGCTGTATGGAAATTTGTACCCAGCCAGCGTATAGCAAAGATAATCGAAATTCACCCAGAGTCAATGGTGGCGAGCCCGGTATATAACGTGCTATCTCCGGGCCATTATGAGTACCTAACAAAGAGTCTCCCGGCTCACGTAAAGGTTGTCACGGCCAAGCTTTGGGACTCTATTCCGGCCGACTCTCAGGAGATGTATCCATTCCAAGAGGTGCACGAGCTCATTGATGTATACCGGGTGGGCCCAGATAAGCGGCCGCGCAAAAATATCTACCTCTCAAGTTCTATTGATTACGCTCTGGCCATGGTGGCCACGAGGCCCGAGGTACAAGAGGTTGAGCTATACGGTTTTGATATGGGTACATGGAACCAGACGGAATACATGTATCAGATACCCGGCGTGGCTCACTGGGTGGGCGTTCTGGCTGGGCGCGGCGTCAAGGTTGTTTTGCCAGAGGCCATGACACACTTAAAGGGCAGTATATACGGATGGGAGACGGGAGAGCAAATGGTACCACGAACGGTTATCAAGCACTTACACGACGAGAACGAGGCCAAGGCCAAGGCGGCGCTCAAGAGCTTTGAGAGCTTGCAGGCCCGCTCAGACGAGCTGTTTAACAAGTTGGATGGCTTTTCGCCCAAGGCACGGGCCAAGGCCGTTGATAGATTTAATGCGCTCAAGGCCAGCGCAACAGAGGCCATGGCGGCTCATGCTTTGTATTATGGCGCTCAACAGGCGCTAGAAATTCTCTTGGAAAATTACGATATGCCGGAGCACGAGTTACATAATCCATTCACGGCCACGACGAGGACTCGAGATGTATAGGTGCGACTATTGCGGGAGCCTCTGGGAAGCTCTGGGAGAGGCGGGAGCTTGCAAAGCTTGTGGTGGGCCGGGTTTACGGCGTGAGGGGCCTCAGGAGCCCGCTCAGGGCCGTACAGAGCCTCTGAGCTCGTGGCCAGCGCTCGGGCACGTGGCAATAGAGCTCCCGAGGACGTTTGTCATTGGCAACATGACGGCCACGGGATAAAAAAAATGAGCCCCTCTCGGGGCTCTTTTTTTATGAGGCGCTCTGGAGTTCCTCTATTGTTTCGCTGAGGAGAGCCATGGCCGCGTTATGCTTAGCAACTTGGTCTAGGTGGCGGTCAATCATCAAGTTCAGGCTCTGGAGCTCTCCGATACCGTCCTCGAGGTTCTCTCGGCGGGTGGCTTTGAGCTCGTTGGCTCGGGCCTGTTCCCATTCGCGGGCCCGGTGGTGGCCGAGCCAGAGCTGATTAGCGGCCTCAAGTTGCTTGGTAATGTTGAGCTTGGTAATGTTGGTGGTGGTGGTGGTGTTCATCTTGTGTCTCCTGTTTCGTGGCCTCGTTGGCCGTGTTTGTTTGATGTATGAATAATACAGTATACGAGTACACTTGTCAATAGGTTAAACATTAAAGGATTATGAGAAAAAAAAGAGCCCCGGCTGGGGCTCTTTTTTTATGCGTTGCTGGCCTCAAGGCCCTCGCGTAGTGTGCTAATCACTTGGCCCCTGATAATGCGGAGCGCGTGCGCGGCCGTCTCGCCGTTCCATCCCTCGCCCATTTCCACCAAACGGATTGCCCACTCAATAATAACGGGCGCGGTGTGTGCTTGCATCGTGGCAATGGCGTCTGCTCGTTCGGCACCGTCGAGGAGCATTTCGACCATGCCATTTTTGATGGCCTCATAAAAAGCCATGAAAATATTTTCGTAAAGCTCGGCGGTAATGCTGGGGGTGTTCGTGTTTTCGTTCATCTTGTGTCTCCTGTCTGGTGGCCAGTGTGGCCGCGTTTGTTTGATGTATGAATAATACAGTACGCAAGTGCACTTGTCAATAGGTTAAACATTAACAGATTATGAGAAAAGAAAAGAGCCCCCGGCCGGGGGCTCTCTGTCTTAGTGTAGGGGTATTGCCAGCTCGTATGCCAGCTCCTCGCCCAGCTTTGTAAACCGGGCCCACGTCCATCCCTCGTCGCTCGAGGTGGTTATGAGCTCAAGCTTTTTGAGGGCCGTTAGATATCCTTTATCCTCTGGGCTCGAGATATCCAACAGGGGCTCTCCGTGCCAGTTGGGCGCGTCTGTTGCCAGCTCTTTGAAAAGAGAGAGCGCTCCGTTGCTGAGCTCGAGGGTAACAGTTACGCGGAGCTGGGCCAGCGTCTCCGTGTTCATTACCCGGACTCCGTTAGGGGCCCACTGGCCGCCGTTGAGGGTGAATACGTGCACGCGGGCGGTGCCGTTTTCATAGAGCTCTTGTACTTTGTACTCGGCCCGGGGGAACGTTGAGCCCGTTCTGGTGTTTGTTAGCGTGGCTCCGGCTTTTACATCGCTGAGGGTGGCGCGGCGGGTGATTGTAAACGTGTTCATCTTGTGTCTCCTGTCTTTGGCCTCGTTGGCCGTGTTTGTTTGATACGATAATCTTATGCGGTTTTGTGGCACTTGTCAATAGGCAAAACATTAAGGGAACATGAGAAAAGAAAAGAGCCCCGGCTGGGGCTCGCTTCTATTTGTGCTTGCAATTTTTCCGGCGGCACCCGGTGCCGTTGCAGGCCCAGCATGTAAAGCCAGTGTTGGAGCGCTTACGGCCGTTTTCAATCCATCCAACATACTCGCCCGTGCCCGAGCACTTGCCACACTGGCCGGGGCCCGTGCACTTTACAGCGGCCCGCTTGGGCTGGGGGCGGGTATTCTCCTCGGCCTCGAGGATATCATTGATGATTGACTCGAGCGTACCATCTGCCAGCGCGGCGGCGGCCGTTTCAATCAACAGGAGCTCGTCAGCGTGCTTGAGCTCGGCCTCGGCCATGGCCTCATTGAATTTTGCCTCGTGCTCTGGGTGCTTTTCGAGCCAGCTAACACCGAGCTCTGTCATGGCCGCGTGTACTTCTTTGTGCTCGGCCACTTTTTCGGCATACAGTTTCCGGAGCAAGTCAAGCGAGTCAAAGCGCTCATTGTACTCGGGGAATTCAACCCACATTGACTTGTACTCGTGGCTCAGGCCAAAGCTCCCGGCCTCGGTTGTAACAATTGCCACGAGGTGCATTGAGTAAGTATTCCGGTGGGCAAAGTGTGCTTTGTTGAGGGGCTGATTGTTGGTGGTGTTCATCTTGTGTCTCCTGACTTGTGGCCGTGGCCGTTGTTTGTTTGATGTATAAATAATACAGCGCCAGCCGAGAAAAGTCAATAGGTAAAACATTAAAGGATTATGAGAAAAGAGCCCCTGTTGCTAGGGGCTCTTTGTCTTACTTTATGTTTATCATCTCCCGGGTGAGGATGCTAATTGCGAGGGAGAAAACGGGCGAGGCTTTGATTGAGCGCTCTTTTACAATCTCCCAGTGAAGCTCACGGGCCCGTATCAGTTGCTCGATTACAGAGTGCAAGTTCTGGGCCTCTGAGTACACCGGGGAGTAAGTGCTCTCTTTGGCTGTTTTGATGAGCTCTCGGGTGAGGGTTTTGAGTTCGTTGAGTTCCATTTTTATATCTCCTGTTTCGTGGCCGCTGGGGCCGTGTTGTTTGATGTATGAATAATACAGTACACATAACACTTTGTCAATAGGCAAAACATTAATAGATTATGAGAAAAGAAAAGAGCCCCGGTTAGGGGCTCTTTGTCTACCACGCCACGATGTTATCTCGTGTTGTGGGTATGCACATACCCACCGCGTATGGCTCCGGTACTCGCAGGCCGCGTATCCTACATAGAATGGTGCCGTCGCAAAGTGTCTCAATGACGCGCCCCTGCAATCGGCGCTTTCCCGTGTAGTCAACAAAGACCACAACCGAGTCCGGCTCAAAGCTCTCAGGCTTTTCAGCCTCGGGGAAAGTGATAACGAGAGGGGTTACAAAGTTGCTAGATGACATGGAGAGTCTCCTGTTTTTTTGGGCCGCTGGGCCCGGTTTGAAGTTATGTATAAATAGTACACGGCCAGCGGGCAATTGTCAATAGGTAAAACATTAACAGATTATGAAAAAAGAGCCCCAGTTACGGGGGCTCTTTTACTTTGTCTAGTGCGGCGATTACAATTGAGCTTTTTATGGGGTCAATTAGGATATACTCGCTAATTTTGTACATGGCTCAGAATGGGGGCATCTTGGCCACGATGGCCAGAGCTAGATGATAGATTGCGCGGTGCCGAGCCTGATTAGCGGCCATAACGAGGTAGATATCAGAGCTCATGGATGACTTATCTACTTTGTTTAGGTAATCGGCAATCGCCCGGCTCGCGTTGGCCTTTGACTTTTGGAGCTCGAGCTTGGCCGCGTGGTGCTGAGGTACCCAGCCAGCGTGCGGCAGGCTTTGCCTCGCGTGCTCTATCACGAGTGAGGCGATGTAACGAGCTGAGCGGCGTGCCTCAGCTCCGTATAGGAAAACACCCAGCTTACCAAGTAAATCACGCTCTCGGGGGCTCTCAGCGGCTTTGGTGGCACCTCTGATACCACTGGAAAGGGCGAGGGCCATAATAGCCGGGTGCCTCGTGGCCAGCGTGCTTATCAGCTTTTTATCTTTTTGTGGCGGGGATATACTTATCATTTTGTTTGTCTCCTTAATGGTTAGAATTGCAGTGATGATAGCACGGCCCAAGCGGCTTTGTCAAGGGCCTATTTTTTCAATTCGCGGCCAAGCTCGAGAGCGGCGAGAGCTACCATTGTTGCAGTATGGCGGCTTTGTTTGTTTACCATATGGCGGCGAGTACCTTGGGCGAAAAAAAACAAGCTTTCATAAAATCGGGCGTGCTCTTTTCTCGGGAGCACGTTTGCTTGTTGTCTCAGCTCGTCTTTTAAGTTGATGTACTCTTGAGTGTTTCTAATCGTTGGCATGTTTTACCTTATTCCGGGGGGAGAGGGGGGGGCGGGGGGGGGTTGTTTGTGATTGCACCACCGTTGGAAGTTAAAGAGATTGTACTCTTTGAGTTTTAGATATGCAAATAGAATCACGCGATTCTTGACGCCCTCTAATAATCTTCTCATCTTGTTTTAATCTAAGTTATGCAAACCTTATACAGTACATTGTACAAACCATTTGCACCGGGGGGGCGCGTATGCTATAATGTGATGAGGTTAAGGCGGTTGACTCGAGGATAATTGTCTAAGGGCCGGAGAGGCTGGGACAGTGAAAAGCGGGCCAATCGTTCATAGCGAGTGCTCAGGTATGAGCTCGAGCGTGGTAAGCGCATAGGCGCTAGCTACGCTTTTTTTGTTAATGGGGTGGTTATGGATAGCGAAAACAACGATAACAACGAGACAATTGTACATGCCAGCTTCGAGGGGGTTAAAGCTCTCGGGGGTGGCCGGGTGGGGGGTTATGCGGTGCTCTTTACAGACGAGGACTCGCCTGACTTGACGGGGGATTACTTTACAAAGAGCACCTATTTTGGCCCGGCCACTACCACGATGGCGCTTTACAATCATGGCAAAGATGAGACTATCGGCGGGCTCATACTCGACCCGGTGGCCACGGTTAAGCGTGACGACGTTGGAGTCTGGGTTGAGGCTCAGCTCGACTTGAGGAATAAATACGTCGCGGCCATATATAAGCTGGCTGAGCGCGGGCTCCTCGGGTGGTCAACTGGCACGGCTCCGCACTTGGTAAAGCGTACTCAAAAGAGCTCCGGAGCTTGGCACATTGACACTTGGCCACTGGGGCTCGACTCGAGTCTGACTCCGTCTCCGGCAGAGCCTAGGACGTTAGCGCAAGCAATCAAGGCGCTTGGGCTCGATAACGAAATTCAAAAAACAAACGATAAAGAGGGAATCAAAATGGATAAAAACAAAGAGATTGAAGCTGAGGCTCCGGCCGAAAACGTTGATGCAATGGCGCGACTCGACGGCGTTGAGGCCACGCTTAAGGCTGTTGGTGATGCGGTAATGAATCTTACCAAGGCCGTTGGAGCTGTAAACGAGCCCGGCATGAACGCGGCCAAGAGCGCTCCGGCGTTCAATAAGACCCGACTCGGTGATGACGAGGTAAAGGCTTATACTCACTTTTTGCGCACGGGCGACTCGAGCGGCATCAAGGCCAGCAATGATACCGATATGAATATCGGCACGGCGGCCGATGGCGGCAATGCAGTTCCTACTGGCCACTTTAACGAGATTATTGCCCGGCGTGATGAGATGATGCTTAGCAATAAGCTTGGGCTCCGCAAAATTCCGGGCATTGGCACCACGGTTAACGTGCCCACCGATAATGAGGCTGACGGTGAATTTGTCAGCACGGCCGAGGCCGGAACCTTTGACCGTGACGCTCCGGCAATCTCGCAGGTGGCAATGACTCTCGTCAAGTACACCAAGCGCGTTGAGCTCTCCGTTGAGCTTTTGCAGGACGAGGACTCCCGGCTCATGGCTTTTCTCTCCGACTTTGTTGGGCGTGGCATGGCCAAGACTCACAATAACTTGCTGGTAACTGAGGTGGCCGCAAATGGTACTCAGTTTAAGCAATTCGCCAGCGCCTCGGCCATTGCGGCGGGTGAAGTTCAGGACATTATTTACAATAATGACTTGGAGCCTTACCTCGATGATGCTTCGGTTGCTTGGGTGACTCGCCCCAGCACCTTTGGCGATATTGTCTCGTTGCAGGGGAACGATTTTATTTACGATCGCACCCCTCAGGGCGACGGGCGCGGCCGCACGCTGGCTGGCTTCCCGGTTGCGTTTTCTCAAAAGGTAGCGGCTCCGGCGGCATCCGCAAAGTCAATCCTCTTTGGCAACTTCTATTATGTGGGATGGCGAGAGGCTCCCGGCTTTACGGTGCTCCGTGACCCGTACTCTAAGGCCAGCACCGGACAGGTAGTTTTGCATTACTACTTCCGCACGGTTTACAAAGTGTTGCAGGCTGAGGCAATCGGTTACGGCCAGCAGGCCACGGCCTAATCGTAGCTAGCTAGAATGTATGGGGCCCCAGCAATGGGGCCCCATCTAAGGCGGCCAAATGGCTTACGCGACTATAACAGACGTTAAATTATACCTAGGTATTGACACAGACTCGGATAATGAAATTTTATCGGAGCTGGTGCTTGACGCTCAGGCTATGATTGACTCTTATTGCGGCCAGTCTTTTGAGGCCACTGGTGACACTCTAAGGCGCTTTGATACGAGAGACGTGATAAAGGGCAGGCTCTATCTTGATGGCCCACTGGCCAGCGTCACGAGCGTTGTGATTGATGCTGATGGCGCGGCTCCCGTCACGCTCACCTCAGGTGAGTACGTGCTTTACCCAAGGAACGGGACTCCATATCACAGCTTGTCAATTTTGTCAAGCTCGACTAATTACTGGGAGTTTACAGACGACCCAGAGAACGGCATAGAGATAACCGGGCGCTGGGCGTATAGCACGGCGGCCCCTCGTGATATACGGCGGGCGTGCATCCGGCTGACGGCGTTTTTATATCGCCAGCGAGACTCTCAGGTTTTTGAGACAACGGCCATTCCCGAGGCGGGTATCATAACGACTCCTCAAGGCTTTCCAAAGGACGTTGAGAGGATGCTTAAGCCATATAAAAGGCTCATGGTATGAGCGCGGCAATAACTTACGTGGCTTTTCTCGAGGCCGTCAGGGCTCTTGATATAAGCGGGGTGAGGACTCTCAACGAGCCCCCAGCCAGCTTGGCAAAGGCAAAGCTCCCGGTTATGTTTCCGGTTATGCCCACCGGAGACAGGGCCGATTACCTCAGCTCGTGTATAGCCAGCGCGAAGACTCGCGGTATCTCTATCGTGGTGGTGCTTGGGCCAGTGTCCTTGGCCACAATGGCCGATAACTATGATGATATAGCGGCGCTTATGGATGCGACAGAGGCGGCTCTCGATTCGTGGACTCTAACCAATTACATTGACTACACCATAACGGCGTCTGGTAATGTGCAAGTGGGAGAGCACGTATACTGGGGGCTCGAGGTGGACATCACGGCGCGGGATTACAAATGATAAAAATGAGAGTGTTACGCGACTTCTATATCAGCTCATCGGCGGGCTGGCAGGTACGCGGCCGGGCGGGCGAGGTGATAGAAGTCAATGAGAACGTTTCTAAGATGCTTAATCGGGCTAAAATGGCCCAGTATATGCCTCAGCGCTCAAAATCGCTTAGAGAGGCTCCTGAGGCCGTACAGGGCAATCGGGACAATGGGGAGGTAAAATAAAATGCCTATCACTGGAAAAAATGGTTCGTTTAGCTTTGCGGGCACGCTTTACGGCGCGTCTGATTGTTTGCAGACATGGGGGCTCGACCACGCGATTAACGAGGTGGTCTATCAATGCGGCGGCTTGGACAAAGGCGCGGCGGGTACCACTTCGGCCATGTTTAACGTGAGTCTTGCACTTGACGCCACTGATACGGCCAAAGTCACGGCTCTTACTCCGGGGGCCACGGGCGTTTTTGAGGCCCATCCGGCCGGAGACGCGGCAGGCCGTATTGAGGTTGAGTCTACTCAGGCTCTGGTTGTGCAAGCAAATATGCAGGGGGGGCCAAATAATATCTTAACGATTGATTTACGGCTCCGGCTTAACGATATCACGTTACAGGCGGCCACTTAATAGAGGTCAGGCTTGACGAGCAAAACAAACGAGGGGGCCCGTGAGAGCGGGCTCCCATTTGAATCTGTAAAGTTTAAAGACGAGCTATACCACGAGGACGCGAGTCAGTGGGAGCGCGTTTTTAGCGACATGGGCGGGAACGATTATCGGGGCTCCTCAATCGTATCAGGCGCGGCCTTAAAGGGCTGTATTGCGGCCGGGCTCATTGAGTCTCCTGAGACAGAGGTGTTAAAAGATAAGAGGGGAAAATCTCGCTATTTTATCGGAGGCTTGGACGTTGACAAGATGAGCGCGGCCCAAGTCATTACTATTGGCGTTCAATGTCTCCGGTATTATCGCAGTATGACAGAGCCCGACTCAAAAAACTGATTAAGGCGGTGGCCCAGCACGTGTTAGATGACGGGCCAGCGCCAGCGCCACTCAAGAGAGCGTGGGAGCTCAAGCAATGGGGCGGCAATATTGCATTAATGCCAGAGCGAGAGTTTAGGGCAATGAGCGCCAGTTATAACGTTTACATGGCACTTAGCGCTTACATGCAGGCGGCGGCGGCCAATCAATCGGCGGCATGGGCTCGAGCGAATCCGGGCCCGTGGAATCTCGTCTCTAGTATTATCGCTGAGCGTATACGAGGGGAGTAATGAGCACTAGCGAGTTTAAGGTTAAATTTACGGTTGACAAAGAGCGGGCCGATAGCGCTATCAAAGGCTTTAAGAATTCATTTACTGAGTTCATGAGCAAGGTTGACACGGCCCGCTTTGCGCTTGACACGTTCACGGGGGTTTTTACCAAGGCGCTCGAGGTAGGCAAAGAGGGGGCCCGGTTACAGCTTGCCTCAGACCAATTCGATAACTTGGCCATTAGTATTGGCTCAACGTCAGACGCGATTATTAACCGACTTGGAGAGGCAACAAGCGGCATGATGAGCAATGCTCAGATGATTGAGTCTGCCTCTCAGATTATCTCGTTGGGATTAGCGGATAATGAGGATGACGTTGTTAGACTGGCCACGGTAGTAAGTGAGTTGGGCTGGGATATGAATCAGGTAATTTTGACGTTTGCCAATAATTCAAAAATGAGGCTAGATGCGTTAGGCTTATCCGTTACGGACGTTGACGCAAAAATGGAAGCGTTCATAGCTCAGGGCCACGATATGGATAAAGCATTCGACTTGGCCGTGTTGCAGGCGGGCGAGGAAAAAATAGCGCTCTTGGGCTCGAGCGCTGATACGGCAGTTGGAGATTTTAAGCGGCTTGAGGCTCAGTTACAAAACAGCTCAGACGAGATTAAGCTCAAGCTCTTACCCGGCTTAACCAATGCGGCAAAGGGCCTCGCTCTCCTGTTGACTTGGAACGATAAAATTGATGCGGCGCTGGCAGACCAAAAGAGGAATCTCTCCGCTAACGCTGAGTCATGGGAGGAGTATGCTATCGGCGTTGTAAATGCCTATGAAGCGGCCGGGCGGCTATCCAAGGGACAAGCTGAGTTTGCAAGGGCCAATATTGAGGCGGGTAAGAGTCTTGGTAAGCTGGCCGACTGGCTTGATATCATGACAGAGGCCGAGCTCAAAGGGTTACAGGCCGGGCAGGCGGTGGCAGAGCAAAGAGGGTACACGGCTCAGGACATGCTCAGATATGCCGATATGCTCAGGGAGAGCACGGGGGCCGTAAATGAGCACGCACTTAGACTGGCCGACTTGCAGAGCGCATACACTGACTTGAGCATGTACATTGACGGCCCACTAGGCAAGGCTCAAGAGAGCTTTGAGGAAAACATGGCGGCTCTTACCCAGCGGGCCCAAGATTTAACCATCGAGATATCAGAGCTCGAGGGGCTGAGCTACTTAACGGATGACCAAGAAAAGCAATTGGGCGAGCTCCGTACTGAGCTTGGTAACGTTCAGGCTGATATTGAGGATACAGCCATCGAGCACGAAAAGGCCACAAAGCGAATCATATACGGAATTTTACAGCAACAACTGGCCTACTTGGGACTCGAGGGCTCACCAGAACACTTGCAATTTATGCTAGACTTGGCCGAGTCATGGGGGCTCATTGACGAGGACACAAAGCGGGCCACTGAGGCGGCTAGGGAATATCTTTTGTCACTGGGTGAGCAAACGGGTAAGCTGGGAGAGTATAACGCGGCTCAGGCTGAGCTCATTCTGGGCCTGCGAGAGATTGACCAAATGCCAAGCACAAAAGAGCTTACAATTGCCATGGAGCTTGACCCGAAATTTAACGGGCTCACTTCTTGGATGAATAAAAAGAAGTCAACGAGCATTTATGTTGGCTTGAGCGGGCCCGGCGCTGGCATGGCCAAGGGCGGGGGCGGTGGCTCGACACAAAAGGGCTCCGGCAAAAACAAAGCCACGGGATTCGCGGGTGGTGCTGAGAGCTATGATGTGCCTCGAGGCTTTCCGGGAGACTCGTTTGGGCCCGTTTACTTTACGGGCGGCGAGCGCTTGACAGTTCAGCCAGCAAATGAGGCTCGCAAGCGTGACGGGATGGTAGGCGGCTCAGACGGTGGGAGCGTTCACGTATACCTAGACGGTGATGAGATAGCGGCGCGTATTGAGCGGCGTCAAGGGCACGCTCTCAGGCGCTCACTCACCTCGGGCTCGTTTAGACGCGGCCGATAATAAAATC